ACACGTTGGGCGCGAGTGCCGCGGGCTATGCTTATCGTGGCGGGATAGAGTTCCCGGATGCGATGAAGAATTATGGTGCCGAAGACCTTACGTATAACTCTCGCGGCGTGGAACCTTCCGAGTACCGCGGTTACTACCAGATGAAAGACGGCCCACGGGCCGAGGGCTTTTATCGCCCGTCTGCGGACCCGACGCGTGATGGTGAGTATGGTGGCCGTGTAAGTTACACCACCAGCTTTGAAGAAGGCGGCCCGGTGTCCGCGGGCCTTGGCTCGTTGCCCGCGTCCGAGAACATTCTTACAAGTGGATCAATCAGTATGTCGCCGTCCAAGTATCCAAACGTAGACCCGCGGACCGCGGCCCTTGGCTCACAGTTACTCAAGAAGGCCGGGGGCCAAGGTAATTTTAACAAGATGCTCAACAACGCTAACCCGGAAGTTATCGGCCAGATCAACCGGATCATGCCTCGTCCCGGCGAGCGGTTGCAGTCCCGCACCGCCGGCATTTCTTTGTTCATGCCGTCTGTAGTAAAGACAAGTTAGATGGACGGCGTGTGAGCCGTACAAGGAAAAGTAGTGATTATCCGGATACAAGGGTATAAGATAAGACACTTTTTGAAAGGTAAGTGATCCATGGCTATCGAACCGCGGCCCATGGCGGGCCTTATGGACACTAATGTCCCTTCTCAGTTAGACGAGGCAGACCTCGCGGCGGAGATTGAAATCGAGCTTCCGGGTTCGATGGACAACGACGTTATAGAAATGATTTCTCAGGACACCCCGGAAGAAATCGAAATTTATGAAGACGGCGAAGACACTATTGTGGACTTTGAGCCGGACGACATGCGCGGAGAGAGCGACGACTTCTTTGAGAATTTGGCGGAAGAGCTTCCTGCCCGGGAACTAGGCTTTATTTCTGGTCAGCTTCTTGACGAGTATGAGGGCAACCGTGCCAGCAGGCAGGAATGGGAGGACGCGTATGCAGACGGGCTGGAGCTTCTTGGCTTTTCGTACGAAGAACGCACCCAACCCTTCCGCGGGGCAAGCGGTGTAACGCATCCCCTTCTGGCTGAGTCGGCTACGCAGTTTCAGGCGCAGGCTTTTAACGAAATGCTTCCGTCAAGCGGCCCGGTACGGTCCGCTATTTTGGGGTCAGAGACCACCGAAAAAGAAAAACAAGCGGGCCGCGTTCAACAGTTTATGAATTACTACATCACTAACGTGATGGAAGAGTACACGCCTGAGTTCGACCAGATGATGTTCTATCTACCGCTGGCGGGCTCGACCTTCAAAAAAGTGTACTATGACGAGATGCTAGGAAGGGCCGTAAGTCGGTTTATTCCGGCGGAAAACCTTATTGTACCGTACAACACGTCGGACCTAGAGACGTGCCCGAACATCTCTCAGGTCGTAAAGATGTCTTTGAACGATCTCCGGAAGCTTCAAGTTTCGGGGTTCTATCGCGACATCCCTGTCGTCCCGGGTGAACCGGAAGAGAACAGCGTACAGAACGAAATCGACCGTATTGACGGTACTTCTCCGTCCCAGACGGACTATGACTGTACTCTTCTGGAAAGCCACGTTGATCTGGACTTGGACGGCTACGAAGACCTTGACGAAGACGGTGAGCCAACCGGAATTAAACTGCCGTACATTGTAACCCTGTCCATGGACAACGGGCAGGTTCTTTCGATCCGTCGTAACTTCCGTGAGGAAGACGAGCTTCGTAAGAAGATACAGTACTTCGTTCATTACAAGTTCCTTCCGGGGTTCGGCTTCTATGGTCTTGGACTAATCCACACTATTGGCGGACTATCTCGGACGGCCACCTCGGCGCTTCGGCAACTTATAGACGCAGGTACTCTCTCTAACCTCCCCGCGGGGTTCAAGGCCCGCGGTATGCGGATAAGGGACGACGATGACCCGCTACAACCCGGTGAGTTCCGGGACGTTGACGCGCCGGGTGGACGGCTATCCGACAGCTTGATGGCGCTCCCGTTCAAGGGACCGGATCAGACACTATTTGCTCTCCTTGGTTTTGTTGTGGACGCTGGCCGTCGTTTCTCGACCATAACGGATATGAAGGTTGGCGACGGAAACCAGCAGGCGGCGGTTGGGACGACGGTTGCTCTTCTGGAGCAAGGCTCGCGGGTAATGTCCGCGGTCCACAAACGTATGCACTACGCCATGCGTCAGGAGCTAAAGCTTCTTGCGTCTGTTGTTTCGGAGTACCTCCCGCAGGAGTATCCGTACACCGTAGAAGGTGCGGATTCTTCGATTATGGCGAAGGATTTTGACGACCGTGTAGACGTCGTTCCGGTCTCGGACCCTAACGTCTTCAGTCAGGCGCAGCGTATTGCGTTGGCACAGGCGAAGTTGCAGTTGGCTCAGTCGGCCCCTGAAATGCACAACATGTACGAAGTCCTTCGGGGCATGTACGACGCGTTAGGTGTGCGGGATACCGACAAAATCCTTCGCCGTACTACAGACGAAGAACCTGTTCCGTTGGACCCTGCTCAAGAAAATATAAACGCTTTGGACATGATACCTCTGAAAGCTTTTGAGGGTCAGGACCATCAGGCTCATATTATGGCCCACATGGTTTTTGGTTCGACACCCTTGGTGGGGTCCTCCCCTACAATCGCAGTGTCTCTCCAGAAGCACATCATGGAGCATGTCCGACTGGAGGCGTCCGAAGCGGCTCTTGTACAGTACCTGCAACAGGTTGGTGCGCGACAGGGTCAGCCTTTGTCCGAAGAAGAGATGTTGCAGGTAGAGGCTCTTACGGCCCAGCTTATTGCCCAAGGTATGCAGATGCTCAAGCAGCTTAGTCAGAAAGTTTCTGGCGGAGACGCACCTGACCCGGTTGTTCAGCTTAAAGAGCAGGAGCTTCAGATCAAGGCCAAGGCAGAAGAGAATGACGCTGCGGTGGATCAGGCCAAGCTTGCTCTGGACCAGCAGAGTTTACAGGTTCGTAACCAGCAGTTTAACCAGCGCCTTCAGAGCCAAGAGGCGCAGACGCAGGCTCGCATTCAGTCAGCCATGGACCGCGAGTATTTGAAACAACAGGCGAAAAGGAACCAGTAATGTCTAGTGTTAAGATTGTAACAAACAAACCCGGAAGCGCCCCCAAGGCCGTCGCATATGCGGACATTAAGGGGCAGGGCCGCATCCCGTACGGCAAGACGCAGGACGTAAAAATCCCTGATTCCATGAAAAGGGCCAAGGCCCGCGGCATGGGTGCCGCGCAGCGTGGGGGTGGTTACTGGTCCTGCTAAGGTCAGACCTAACAGCCCTCAACCCTAGAAACCCTAACTGTACAAAGGTGAAGCCATTGACTCAAATGATCGCGTTATCCTACGGTGAAGTGTTTATCCTTTCAATAGTGGTCGGGGCGCTGCTGTTTGCCGCGTTCAAGAAGTGATTGGCATAATAGGGTCGATACTTGGCCCGCTTATTGGTGGCGTCAGGGACTACGTCAGTACCGGACAGGAGATCAAGAAGGCCGAATCCGCTAACAAGGCCCGGCTGCTCCTTGATAGTCAGTCGAACAACGCTGAGTGGGAAATGGCTAGTCTTACGGACAAAGACCGCTGGTTGAGGCGAGGGTCTTTTTCCATGTTCGCAGCACCTTTTTTCTGGGCACTGTACGACCCGGCGGGTGTCGAGCAGTACTTTACTATAGCGCTAGCGGCGATGCCGGACTGGTACGTCCAAATTTTTTGCTCAATGGTGGGAGGTGTTTGGGGCATCTCAGCCTTAAAAAACACCGCGCCTGCTCTAGTTGGTGGAATACTAAAAGCCATCAAAAAGTAAAGTGTACTCCGAGAGCCAGAGACTGGGGAAGCTGGGAGAGACCATCCTTCAAATGACCCTTATAGAAAAGGGTTTCATGGTTTTTTTTCCAATCTCCTCTCAAGGCCCGGTAGACCTTGTCGCTATAAGCCCGGAAGGGTTCACTTACTTTTTTGACGCTAAGGTTGACAGGGACCGGGTTAATCCGGGGAGGAAAAAAGCCTCCCGGATTCACCGCCCCCGGAGCGGGCTCCAGAAAAAACTGGGCGTCTCTATGGCGTATGTAAACATAGACAAAAAAACCGTCCACTTTGTGCCTCCCCTTGACTAGATATATTCTCGCATACTGCCGCATCAAACCTTCTTCTAAAAACGGATAAATATCATAATGAATGAGATATTTCTTGCAGAAGCAACCTTTCGTCTGATAAAAGAAAGACGCTCGGTTGTTATTGACGTTCTTCAGTACAACAACCTCAAATCAATGGAGCATTACAGAGAACTCATGGGTGAATTAAAAGCCCTTGAGTTGATCGAACAGGAACTCAAGAGCCTGCTAGAAAAACAGGAGCGACAAGATGACTAAAACGGCAACCGCCGACTTCTCCGACGTTGGAGAAGCTGCGGAAAAAATAGCATCCGCGTACGTGGATGTAGACGACAGGGTCCTAGACCCAACCCTCCTAGATAAATCGCTTTTGGATCGCATTCCCAAGCCCACAGGGTGGAGACTTGTTGTTCTACCTTACCGGGGCAAAGGAAAGACTGAAGGCGGTATTTTTCTTCCGGATAAGATAGTGGATGACAACCAAATTGCCACGCAAGTTGGTTACGTTCTTAAAGTAGGCCCACTGGCCTACAAAGACGCTAGCAAGTTTGACGAGCCGTGGTGCAAAGAAACCGACTGGGTAATGTTTGCGCGTTACGCTGGTTCCCGGTTTCGCATTGACGGCGGGGAAGTTCGAATCCTCAACGATGATGAGGTTTTGGCGACTATTTCCGACCCGGAAGACGTTTTACACATGTAGGAGGCCTTTATGGCAGACGATCAGGTTGAGTTTGATACCGACGAAGAAGGGGTGTCGATTGAAATCGAAGAAACCGCTTCAGATGAAAACGACGCGGTCCTTACTGAAAGCGGCGATGCGGATGAGTTTGACAAAGCTCAGAACGCAACGCAGAAGCGGATCAATCAGCTTACCAAGAAAATGCGTCAGGCTGAACGAGAGAAAGAAGAAGCTTTTCGTTACGCCCAGACAATTCAAAGCGAGGCTCAAGGACTTAAAGCCCGTGTGGAGGAGCTAGATAGCGGCTACGTTAACGAGTTTAGCGGAAGGGTTCAAAGCGAGCTTTCTTCCGCAGAGAATGATCTCAAGAACTCAATAGAGATCGGCGACACGGACGGTGTTGTGTCCGCGCAGCGCAAGATAACGGCGCTTGCCATTCAAGCGGATCGGGCGTCTCAGGCACAACGCAACAGTGAAATGCAGCGCCAGCACGCCGAGTTGCAACGTCAACAGATGCAGCAACAGGCGCAGCAGCCCGCTGCCCGACCCCAACCTCGTAGACCGGACCCTAAAGCAGAGTCTTGGGCGGCGGAGCGTGAGTGGTTTGGTTCTGACGAAACAATGACGTACGCGGCGTTTGGAATCCATAAAACTCTCATAGAAGATGAGGGGTTTGACCCCAGTAGCCAAAACTACTATGATGAGCTTGATAAGCGTATGGCGGAAAACTTCCCCCATAAGTTTAAAAACGGACCCACTGGCAAACGACCCGCTCAGACGGTTGCCTCTGTTAACAGGTCCGCATCTGGGCGCGGAAAGAAACAGGTTCGACTCTCCCCTACCCAAGTCACGATGGCGAAAAAGCTGGGAGTGCCACTAGAAGAATACGCGAAATACGTGAAGGATTGAACAAATGAGTGACGAAAACGTTATGAACGATAGTAGCCCCTCTGACCGCACTCCTCGCGCTAAAAAATCTCGGGGTTCAACGGCCCGGCGTAAGCCGTGGGCTCCACCGTCAATGCTTGAGGCTCCCCCCGCACCCGACGGGTTCAAACATCGTTGGATTAGGGCTGAAACTCGCGGTTTTGACGACCGCAAGAACATCAGCGCGAAACTTCGCGAAGGCTGGGAACTTGTCCGTGAGGACGAATACCCGGACTTTGAATCACCCGTTATTGAAAGTGGTAAATACGAGGGGGTCTTCGGAGTTGGTGGTTTGCTTCTCGCCCGGATTCCCGTGGAAACCATTGCAGAACGGACTGAGTACTTTCAGAAAAGAAACTTGGACCAGATGCAAGCGGTGGATCACGATATGATGCGTGAGAATGCACATTCATCGATGACGATCAACCAACCTGATCGTCAATCTCGTGTAACCTTTGGTGGTTCCCGGAAATAGGGGCCACCTCCTTTAGGAGTGATCCAAAATGGCAAATCAAGAAACTGCCTACGGTCTTCGTCCTATCGGTCTAGTCGGCTCAGGCGCAAACTCGACGGGTCTTACGACCTACGAAATTGCGTCAGATAACACCACCGCCATCTTTAATGGCTCTATCTGCGTTCCCCTCGCCGCTGGCGTGATTGGGCAAGCAGGAGCTACAAACGGTGGTACCACTCAGGCGCTTGGCGTTCTGATGGGTGTTGAGTACGTAGACTCAGTGACGAAGAAGACGACCTTCCTTAACTACTGGCCCGGTTCCGGCTCGGTTAGCGTTGACACGAACCATCCTGTCAAAGCTCTCGTTGCCGACAACCCAAACCAGTTGTTCAAGGTTGCTAGTGATGCCTCGCTTACGGACCGTGCTACTGCTGTAGCCGCGATTTTTGCGAACGCCTCTCTTGGCACTTCGGCCCGAACCGGTTCTACCGATACGGGTCGTTCAAACTCCGCGCTTGGGGTTAGTACAATCGCTACTACGGCTACTCTTCCGCTTCGTATTGTTGGTATCCTTGAAGACGAGGCTAACAGCGACTACACCGCGGCAGGTATCCCACTTATTGTGCGCCTGAACGCTCATTTCAACGCGGGTACGCGGAGGTTTGATTCTCAGACCACCCCGGACTCCACCGGCATTTAGGAGGGCGCATAGATGGCTATTTCTCGCTCACAACTGGCGAAAGAGCTTGAGCCCGGTCTTAATGCTCTTTTTGGTCTGGAATATGACCGATACGAACAGGAGCATTCTGAAATCTTCGAGGAAGAGTCTTCGGACAGAGCCTTTGAAGAAGAGGTAATGCTTGGCGGCTTCTCGACCGCTCCTGTGAAAAACGAAGGCAGTGCGATCACGTTTGATGACGCGCAGGAAACGTATACTGCACGTTACACGCATGACACGATTGCTCTGGCTTTTTCGATCACGGAAGAGGCTATTGAAGACAACCTTTACGACCGACTTGCTAGCCGGTACACGAAGGCTCTTGCGCGTTCCATGGCACAGACTAAGCAGATCAAAGCGGCTTCTGTGCTTAATAACGCGTTCAATACGACCTACGCGATTGGTGACGGCTCGGCTCTTTGCGCCTCCGACCACCCGTCGCTTTCGGGCAACCAGCGCAACCAGCTTGCTGTAGCAGCGGACCTCAATGAGACGTCTCTGGAACAGATGCTGATTGACGTCGCTGGTTTGACCGACGAGCGTGGTCTGAAGATCGCGGTTCGCGGTATGAAGCTCATTATTCCGAAAGAGCTTCAGTTCATTGCAGAACGTGTCATTAACAGTAACCTGCGTAGCGGGACGGCTGATAACGATACGAACGCAATGCGTTCGATGGGAATGATTCCGGAAGGTGCGGTAGTTAATCACTTCCTCACGGACTCGGACGCTTTCTTTATCAAAACGGATGCCCCGAACGGGTTTAAATACTTCAACCGTTCCGCGCTCAAAACGGCAATGGAAGGTGACTTCGACACGGGTAACATGCGCTTCAAGGCGCGTGAACGCTACTCGTTCGGTGTTTCCGACTGGCGTTGCGTTTTCGGTACTCCGGGTGCTGCGTAAAAAGCACTCTTTAGGTAACGGCGAAAAGGGCGGCTATTGCCGCCCTTTTTGTTTTGATATATAGTAAGGTACTTCCTGACAGACACAAAGGGTGTCTGACACTAGCCAAGACAGGAGATTGAAATGGCTCGTTCTACGTTTTCCGGTCCCGTTAAGTCGAACGCCGGGTTTATTTCTGAAGCAATCGCTACCGCGGACCTTCCCGCACCGTCCTCCGTTCTGGCGGGCACCGTCTATGTCGTCAACGACAACGGCGCTGGCAACAATGAGATATGCGTTGTTGTTAGCGATGGTACAAACTGGAAGACGGCTATAGGCGCTGCTCTTAGCTAAGAGGAGTGTTAAATGTCCGGTTCTGACGTAAAATCAAAAAGATTGACGGGTGTCGGCTCCGCGTCTGTTGGCCCTGCACGTATTCGGCAACTTCAGGTTAAAACAACTACAGGTACTCCCAGACTTACCGTTAGCGACGGGAACGGAGGGGCAACTGTAATTGACATGGACCTGAACGCGTCGGACACGCATTCGGTAAACATCCCAGACGAGGGTATACGTGTGAACGATATCTTTATCGCAACGTTTACCGGCTGTACGTCTGTCACGGTCTTTTACAGCTAGGTTGAGGCTCAAATGGTTCGGCAAGTAAGCTCCATAACTCGTACAGGTTCTTCTGAACCCTTTGAGCTTCAAGTTTCTCGGGGTCAAATCCCTTGGCACAAGCCTCAGTTTAAGTTCGGTAGTAATTCTGAGGTAGGTGACACCGAAGAGACGATTTGGTCCGAAGGTGGTCTGTACGTTTATCCCGAGTCCGCAACGGTAATGACAGTCTCAAGCACCAGTACGGCAGATGCTTCTGCCGGTACCGGGGCAAGGACCCTTGAACTTTTTGGCCTTGACGCAAACTACAATGAAATTTCTGAGGTAGTTACGCTTAATGGTCAAACCGCGGTTAATACCGTAAACTCGTTTCTTCGTATAAATCGAGGTGTCGTCCTCACCGCGGGTAGCGGCGGTAAGAACGCGGGAATTATTCGAGCGGGCACGGGAACGGTCACCAGCGGTGTCCCGGCAAATGTTTTTCTTAGTGTTAACGGTGATGGAGACAACCAGAGCCTTATGTGCCTTTGGACTGTACCCGCAGGGTACACCGCTTTCTTAGTTCAGACAAACGTATCAACGGGAAATTCATCCAACACCCCCGCTCTTCTCAAAACCACTATCGTAGCTCGCCCTCTTGGTGGTGTTTTTAACACCAAAGAACGTATCACGTTATCCGATGGCAACCAGCTTCAAAGTTATAACTACCCCCTTGTGTTTACCGAAAAGACAGACCTTGAGGTTCGCGCAGAATCTAGTTCGGGAAGTGTTACTTTTGATTGCTCTGCCTCTCTGGAGTTTATTTATATCCTTAATGGTACGGAACTTGATGGATAAGGTGAAAGGTAAAATGATTGTTTCCGGTTCATACACTGCTTTCATTGACGATTCGGAAGAGCCGGAGCTTTCTTTGCAGTTCACCGGGTTTTCTTCGGTAAAGGAAGTTGATTATTTTTTAGAGTGGTTAGACACGGTTTTACTTGACCCCTTTTCTGGCTTAGACGAAAGTTTGAAGCATTAACTCATGGGAAAAACACTCACCCTCACCCTTGTCCCAGCCGTTGCGGCGGTCTTTTTTTCTTTCTTAGCGTGGACAAGCCTTACTTTAATCGAAGTAGACAAGAGAACCGCAACCACGGTTGTTAAAGTCGAGCAGAACTACGATATGATTAAACCTATGTGGGAAGCGTTTGTCCGAGACAGAGCTTTGGCTAAAGGGAGGGCGTTTTCCCGTGCTGGAGCAGAGGATTAAAGAGGAGATAAGGCAGTGGTCGAAACACGCCCTTGAGAAGCCTTCTCCTTTTTTCAACAACCTTCCGGCCTGCCCCTTTGCTAAGAAAGCTTGGGACGAGGATAAGGTTGGCTTTGTGTTTAAGACGGAGGACGACAGTCTCCCTCTGTATCAAACCATAGCCGGGTTTGACGACCGATTTGACCTTATTTTAGTGGTTGATCTGTCGTATAAAAAAGACCCCGAAGACTTTGAAGACTACCTCTTTGACCTTAACGAAGCTATTTCAGAAGGGATAATGGGTCAGCGGGACGTGTGGGTAATGGGGTTTCACCCGGATGACGACCCCGAGGATTTTCTTGGCGACGGCTCTTTTTCTCCTCTGGTCGAAGAAGAGTATGCTATTATTTTTGTACAAAGACTGTCAACGATCCAAGGCAAGGCTTCTTCGTTAAAGTCTTTGGGATACTACGACGAAAGTTTTAAAGCGTTTGAAAACACTTCTTTGTACTCCCACAGAGAAAACCTGTATAGGAAACTGACTGATGGCAATGAAACCCCGTAAAAAGAAACCTGTTAAGAAAATGCGTAGTGGTGGCATGGTTAAGAAAATGCGCGGCGGTGGCATGGTTAAGGAAATGCGCGGCGGTGGCATGGTTAAGAAAAAATGACAAAGCAAGGGCTTTACGCTAACATCAACGCAAAGCAGAGAAGGGGCGACAAGCCGCGTAAGCCCGGGTCCCCGGGTGCCCCGACAAGCAAAGCTTTTAAGCAAGCGGCTAAGACGGCAAAGAAACGCCCTCGTAGGACTTAGTTATGGCGGTATCCGGTAGCAAAGATTTCCAGCTTGATGTAAACGAGCATATCGAAGAGGCTTTTGAGCGTTGCGGCTTGGAAGCAAGGACGGGCTATGACTTGAGAACGGCGAAGCGTTCCCTGAACCTTCTTTTTGCGGAGTGGGCCAATCGGGGGATTAACCGTTGGACGATTGAGCAGAAGACTGTGGTCCTTGCTAGCGGAGTTTCTGACTACCCTATAGGAACGGTTACCTTGACGGTAAACGCTTCCGCGGGGTTTGTGGCAGGGGAAACAATTACAGGTGGAACCAGTGGAGCCACCGCACAGGTAACCAATGTTAATTCTGCTACGGTGCTAGCCATAAACGTTCCGGTAGGGGCGTTTTCAGTAGCCGAAACAATTACAGGGGGCACTAGCGCCACAACGGCAACAGTTGGGGCCGTTGTTTCCCTAGAGGATGTCCAAGCAACCATTGATATTTTGTCGGCAACAATCAGACAAAATACGGGAACGGCTAGCCAGTCGGACATCCAAGTAACTCGCATAGGCCGGGACGCTTACCTTGGTCTTACAAACAAAAACTCCACCGGTCGTCCGGTTCAGTTTTATGTAGACCGTTTAATTACACCCGTTGTCCGTCTTTGGCCTGTCCCCAACGCTAACGACTCTTACTCGCTGGTGTTTGACCGCTTGACGCGAATAGACGACGCGGACACTCAAATTAACTCACTGGAGGTACCTTTTCGGTTTTACCCCTGTGTTTCAGCAGGGTTGGCGTACTACCTCTCTGTTAAATTCGCTCCCGAAAGGGTTTCTCTTCTAAAGACCTTGTACGAGGAAGAGCTTCAACGTGCGATGGACGAGGACCGTGATAGGGCGTCCCTTCAGATTTCTCCTTACTCTTCTTTTTACGGGAGGTAGATTTGGCTCGTTACGCTTCTGGCAAGAAATCACAAGCAATCTCTGACCGGTCCGGGTTTCAGTACCGGTACAACGACATGCGAAAAGAATGGACAGGGGCGCTTGTTGGAAAAGACGAGTGGGAGCCCAAGCAGCCTCAGTTAGGGCCGTTCAAAGAGGTTTCCGACGCGGAAGCCTTAAAAGACCCTCGTCCCGACCGCATAGAGCCAATGGTTGTTTTTGTAGGGGCTTCTTCTTTTCCGCCGGGTAGGCAGGCAACAAACGCCGTTGGAAGTACCGGCTTTGTTTTGGTGGTGACGACATGAGTTTCACGTACGCAGAGCTTAAAACAGCAATACAGGATTTTGCGGAGAACACGGAGACAAGCTTTGTAAACAACCTCCCTGTTTTTATAAGAACGGCGGAAGAGCGTATCTTCAAGCTGGTTGACCTTGAAAATTTTCGAATCAACCAAAGCGCAAGCATGTCCGCGGGGAACCGATTTTTTGGAGCCCCCTCGAACTTTTTAGCGTCTTTTTCCCTGTCTATCTCGGTTAATGGCTCAAAGCAGTTTCTTCTTCAGAAAGACGTTAACTTCCTTCAGGAATACTGGCCCGATTCTTCTGAACGGTCCGTCCCAGCGTTTTACGCCCTTTTTGATGATTCGAACTTTATCATAGCCCCGACTCCCGACGCTGATTACGAAGCCGAGTTGCACTATTACTATCGCCCCACAAGTTTGACCGCGGGTGCGGAAGACGGGACAACGTGGTTAAGCGTCAATGCGCCGAACGCACTTCTTTACGCCTCTTTGACCGAAGCCTACATTTACATGAAGGGTGAGCAGGATGTTCTGGCGTTGTACGAGCAGCGTTTCCAAGAATCACTTATGAGGCTTAAAAACCTTGCGGAAGGGCGCGAGAACAACGATGCTTACCGCAAAGGGTTACCGACACAGGAAAGAACTTGATGTTTGAACTAAAAGCCAAAGTCGCCCCCAGTTACAACGTTACCGTACACACAACGAACTACCGGGGCTCTACGCCGGAGGAGGTAGCACAGAGGTGCGCTGATAGAATAATCTCTGTCTCGGACGGAGCGCCTCCGGTTATAAGGGACCAAGCCTTTGCGTACAAGGCTCAACTAGAAAAAACCTTGAGCTTTTATATGCGAGAGGCTATAAAGAGTGATAGGACAACAGTTTGTAACGCCTTGGCTAGCGCGGGGCACCCGGAACTAGCCGAACTTGTAAAGGAAGTATAAAATGGCAATCTCACAGGCAATGTGTACGTCGTTCAAAAAAGAATTGATGACCGCTACACATGATTTTACGGTGAGTACCGGTAACACGTTTAAGTTGGCGCTGTACACCAGCTCCGCCACATTAGACGCTGCGACTACGGCTTACTCTGCGACGAACGAGGCGTCCGGGACGGGTTACTCCGCAGGCGGTGGTACGCTTACGAACGTAACGCCGACTACGAGCGGAACAACAGCTTTCACAGACTTTGATGACCTGACTTTTTCATCGGCGACAATAACGGCGAACGGTGCTTTGATCTACAACGACACCGCAGCGGGCGACCCCTCCGTCGTTGTTCTTGCGTTTGGCGGCGATAAAACTTCAACCGCAGGTGACTTCACGATTCAGTTCCCTACAGCGGATGCAAGCAACGCCATCATCCGTATCGCTTAGGTAGGAAGCTTCCTCCCCCGTGTCTGATTTCAGCGGCTGGGGCCGTGCGGATTGGTCCGAGGGCGCTTGGGGTGTAAGTTTACCTAACCCCTATATAACCGGCTGGAGCCGTGGAAGTTGGGGTGAGGGTGCTTGGGGCTCCGCCCTACCGGTAGTCGTTTCAGGTGTTTCGGCGTCTTCGGGCGTTGGAAGTGTGACGGTTACCGGTGAGGTAAACATCCCGGTATCGGGGTTAGTTGCTACAACTTCCGTAGGCTCCGTTTCTGTCTCCACAGAACAAGTACTGGCTGTAACGGGTCTTTCTGCTACCGGCGGCGTTGGCACTGTTGTAGCAAACGCTGCCTCTGATATATCTGTAACGGGTCTTTCTGCTACCGGAGCCGTTGGCTCTGTTGTAGTAGACGCTGCCTCTGATATATCTGTAACGGGCATTGCAGCCACTGGAGCTGTTGGCTCTGTTGTAGTAGACGCTGCCTCTGATGTACCCGTAACGGGCATTGCAGCCACTGGAGCTGTTGGTTCTGTTGTAGTAGACGCTGCCTCTGATATATCTGTAACGGGTCTTTCTGCTACCGGCGGCGTTGGCTCTGTTGTAGTAGACGCTGCCTCTGATATATCTGTAACGGGTCTTTCTGCTACCGGCGGCGTTGGCACTGTTGTAGTAGACGCTGCCTCTGATATATCTGTAACGGGTCTTTCTGCTACCGGCGGCGTTGGTACTGTTGTAGTAGACGCTGCCTCTGATGTACCCGTCACGGGCTTAGCGGCCACAGGGGCTGTTGGCACTGTTGTAGTAGACGCTGCCTCTAATATATCTGTAACAGGCATTGCAGCTACCGGTGCAGTTGGTACAATCGATGTAAAAACAGGCTTGCTTGTAGCTGTATCCGGTGTCTCCGCTACAGGTTCGGTTGGTTCCGTCACAGTAGAAACCGACCAAGTTCTAGCGGTTACAGGCATCGCGGCTACCGGTGCAGTTGGTTCCGTCACAGTAGATGCAGCTTCGGATGTACCTGTTACAGGCATCGCGGCTACTGGCAGTGTCGGTTCTGTTACCGTAGACGCAGGCAGTGTTGTGTCTGTATCAGGCCTAGCAGCTACCGGTGGTGTCGGTTCTGTTACCGTAGACGCAGGCAGTGTTGTGTCTGTGACGGGTTTATCTGCCACAGGAGCTGTCGGCACTGTCTCGGTACAAACGGACCAAGTTCTAGCCGTAACGGGTTTAGCTGCCACAGGGGTTGCTGGTTCTGTTGTGGTAGACGCAGGCAGTGTTGTGTCTGTATCGGGCCTAGCAGCTACCGGTGGTGTTGGTTCTGTTGTGGTAGACGCAGGCAGTGTTGTGTCTGTGACGGGTTTAGCTGCCACAGGAGCTGTCGGCTCTGTTTCGGTAGACGCTGCCTCCAATATACCGGTAACAGGCCTAGCGGCAACGGGTGGTATTGGCTCTGTTTCGGTACAAACCGATCAAGTTTTAGCTGTAACGGGTTTAGCGGCCACAGGCGCTGTTGGTAGCGTTACGGTAGACGCGGGTTCGGTTATAGCTGTAA